TATTGATTGGAGTCTGATACGCTAGTAGCTTCGCTAGCAGTTTCACCGCCCAACTGCCCAGGCGTGATGAAGTGTGCTACGGTTTGGATGTAATCAGATGCGCTGTAATAATTGCGTACAGGATAGCGTGCTCCTGCGTAGTTTTGCTCAATTACTACGAGTTGGTCACCATTAACTGACTCTACAACCACAACGTGGCCATATGGGTTCCAGTCTGTTCCCTCGATAGTCAAAATCTGGCCACTCTGTAAAACTCCGCTGCTAGTAACTGTCCAGCCGTTCGCTTCCCAGTCATAGCTTGTGCCAATGTTTGCAGCGCAGATAGTGTCTCCGATTGCTCCGCTCACATAGCCAACACCAGCTCCTAGTCCAACTGTGCTGTCTGGATTGATGAGGGTCTCGTAGTAGCTAGCGAGTGCATAGCACTCACCATTTCCGACAGGTGTACCTGAGTACACAAGAGCTGATAAATCGTTTAATGCTTCGTTTACTGTTGTCATAATTACTTTCCCTTCCAGTTTGTTTCCATTTGCTTAACAGCAGCCTCAATGTACATATCCAGATCTTTTTCTGGCATGTAAATATTGTATTTTTCAAGCTCGTTCAGGACCGCCCCTTTAGCCTGTGCGAGCTTTTCTTCACCTTTGTAGCCGGTTTCTTTTGAAACCTGCTCGACTGCGTTTACGGCATTCTTACTCAAGATCTCAACAATCTTGATTGATTTTTCGCCACCCTTAGCGATGAGAAAATCTTTGACCGCTTTTACAGCAATCCCTGATAAGATAGCCAAGACGCTGGCAACAGACGTTAAAACAATATTTTGAATTTCTTGCATATTTTATTTCTCCTCTTTTGTATCTAGTTTCGAGAATTTCTCGAACAATATTTTGATGGCTCCGTTGCCACCTAATTCAACATAACTCTCGTATAGGCGAGACAATTCCTCCAGCTCATGTTGGGTAGTATGGCCCCGCCTGAGAGCTTTTTTTAAGTTCTCTTGGAGTCGAAACCGCTGGAGCCGTTGCAAGCCCTTTTGAATCAGATTTAAATCATCATTATTTTTATCTCCGATCCGCTGGACGTTTGCAACAGACTCTTTTAACTCCACAAAATCTTCAGACAGTGCTTCGATACGTTTATCAGTTTCCTTGCTACTTCTATTACTTTTGTAGCTGAAATAGCTCGGTATGATGACGACTAGCACAGGGGTTAATTTGTCAACAAATGTTATCAGATCCACATTTCCTCACCTCCCCCCTATTCGATTTTAGGCATTACCATACTAAGTACACCTTGGCGCACCATGTCTTCGACTTTCTGCGCTTTGTATGTGTAACCTTCGTTTTCCTGCATCGAGAACATAAAGAGAGTTGCTGTATCTTTAGGCCACTTCTCGTTTGTATCAAACGGATAAGGCATGGCAATCACATCACCATTTACATATCGTTTTTTTGCTGTGAGTGGTTTTGCGACAGATGCGATCTTATTGTACAGGTTAACATTCATGCCACCTTTTGTAGCCACTGCTAGAGCTAAAATAACATCCATTGCTGCATCCATACCATCCAGTTTCTCATCTACTTTAGTGAATTTCTCCTCTTCGGCTTTGCCTGGATAGTTAATCTCATAATGCTTTTGCATCGCCATCTCATACAATTCAGTGTTTGATAAATCGATTGCTGACTCATCAAGATAGATATTTACAACTGAGTTATCATCATCAACCAAAATTACATGAGTTTTTTTGTTGTTCGCCAGATCATAATCTAGCGATTTTGATTTAAATTCTAATTTCGACATATATTGTCCTCCTTTTTTCTATTATCTCCTCAATTCATAGGGTTTTTTTATTATTTAGGCATAGGATCTTCTGTCAGATATGTTATAGTGCCTGTCCAAACCGCGGTGTTAGTGAGATATGTAGTCATCCTAATCTCCCCAGCAGCTGATAAATGGAAGATTGCACTTCCTATGATATTGGCTCTCTCATTCGCGTTGATTACTAAAGTAGCGTCTACCGCTGGTCTAAAACCTTCTGGTATAGTTTCAGGCATCAATTCATTCTCATACTGACTAGTTATTGCTTTAATCTTTCTGACAACATTAATTGTTACAGTGTTTCCGATACGAATAGCACTACCAACAAACTGCCAAGGAAATGTAATATCTTTCTTAATGGAAGTAGGTGCTGGCGGTTCCACAGGTTTCGCTGGAGTATTATCACCCATGTTATATTTAACCCAAGGAGCCCAAACGTTACTCCAACTTCTAAAACGAATGTATGACTCCAACTTAGTCGTAGTATACCTTTGCCAGGTCTCTCGCTCGTTTAAGTTGAAGACTTCCAGCATTCCGGGTGCGCCAGTAGGGCTGTTTTTTGTACCATCCCATGTGCCTTTAATAACATAAAAACCAGAGGTTCTAGCGTCGTTACAGTCGCGTATAGATGATCGTATGTCATGAACATTACCATTATTTTGCGTTAGCTGTAGTTGTTGGATAGGCTTATTATTAGCATAGATATCGCCTCCAACATCCAAAGCACCTCTCTCACGGATTTTACCGATACCTACCCCGTTTTGATCCATGGACATTACAACGGATCTAGTAGCAACCTCGAAACGATAGCTAGAGCTGGTAAAATTATCCTCGACTGTACCTACAACAATGTAAGATTTATCAGATGGATAGCGACCGCCTAAATTTGCGGATGAGTTAACAAGTGATGCAACGCTGGTAAATGTTCCACTAGCCAGCCCGTTGTCCACTATGAAATTATCTGTGCCAAACTGCGCGACTTTAAACGATATTTTCATCTTGTTCTTTTGGACACCATCAATTGTTAGAGGAGATATTTTAATGTTCCTCGTAACTTGTAATTGATCTGCATTTGTCCCGACACGCTTTACATCAAAACTAATCTGAGGTAAGTGATAATCGAGCAATTCAATTGATACATCCTTGGGTTGGCTAACTCTGCCTCTGCTATCTGTTACAGTTGCTCTGACAGTGAGATTACCTGTCTCATGGACTTGACCAATCACACCATCATTATCAGTTGAATATGGCTTGTTGACTATGTAAGCATTGTATTTAGTGATTGTGGATCCATAAGCTCCAGCTGCATTACCAAAATCAACCTTGAGATTAGATAAAATGCTGATAAATTTATTTTGTGTCAAATGCCGAGAAACGGCCTTGTTGTTATCGGTCACTGATATACTGTCCAATGTTGGTCTTACGCTGTCTGGCACAGATAGAGTGAGGCGCTTTGTATCTCGTCCAATTTCTCGGCCATTTTGATACGTGATATAGATTATTGATCCTTCGCCTTTAGTCGTGTCTGGCAATTGATTACATAGCTCTAATGGAGGTGTCCAGGTGTAACTGGTTGTAAGGTCGCTACCACTTATAACTCTATCGTAACTACCAAATTGTACTTGTATAGCATGAGTGAATGATTCACCTTTGCGATCGATTGGTATCGTAACTGGTGTACCTATCGTTGCATTTACAGCTCCACCAGTACTTGCTCTGGCAATGTCTTTGAGTTTGAGATTAAAGTCAGCCCTAGCCACACCATAGCCCCCAACATTGACATCAAGAGCTGTAGAGATATTTATCGTCTTACTACCATCTGCATTGTGTGGTATTGTATAGTTTTTCTGCAAAAGTGGCTTAACTTGCCCTTGTGTGATACCTACATCAACTGTAATTTGCTCTTGTATACCTCCGACATTCAGCCACAATGTTCTAGGATATGATCCGTAGATGGCTGCATATTGGTTTGCAATCAGAATGACCTGCACATTAACAAGAGACTCATTTTTTCCTTCAACAGGAGCGCTCCAGGCTGAAAAAAGATCTAATTGTAAATTGTGTCCATAGTCGCCACTAAAATTAACACGTACCATATAATTAAGCACCTCCTACATAAAGAGTTAAATTGCGATTTGGATTTGTTGGATCTTGAATTGTGACAAAGCGCCCGATCCTGAGACTCTTAACAAAAACCCCGTTGTCAATCTGTAATACACCTTGAGATATGGAAGCTACTTCTTTTCCTCCAGATATAAAAGATATGCGATCATTAGATACAAGTACTTTAGATGATCCGTCTTTTCGACCAACGATCAGACCTTCTTCGGATTGCGACATGTAAGTATCGACAAACTCTGTCATGATCTTGAGTTCTCCTACTTTTCTCTGTAAATCTACTATCCGCTCACTTGCTCTGATTGCTGCAGCTTCAGCTTCTTTACGACCCGCCTCATCAACCGCTGCTAGATTTTTGATCTCATTGATCCATGTTTCGACCAATGCTTGAGCAGCTTTAGTCTCCATCTCAGCTTTCAATAAAGCATCTCTCTCGGCTAACTTATTTAGTTGTTCTTGAGTGATAGCCTGATCAGCCTTGGAATTGATAATATTCTCTGTGTCTTCTGGAGCACTTACCCAATCTTTAGGAACAATATTCCCACGAACCATAATAGGTTTTCCAACTTTGATTTTTCCAGATTTAGCTATAAAGATATAGAAATTATATCCATCAAATTCAAAGTCTTTATCTGCTGTAAAAGTTATATTATGTATTTCCCAAGAATCGGGTTTAGAATTACTCAGATCGTAATTGAACAATGAACTATTTTTATTATGATTTTTCAGCATTAGGTTTACGCTACTATCTAATGCTACGCTAGAGTACCTATAGATAGGTAACCTAATAGAGAAGGTCTCGCCTTTTTTAACCGATTTAATAGACATATCCCATGACAACCCCCACCAGCGATAAGCGGGCTGTGTTCCTGAATTAATGACAACACTATCATCGGAATTATCGTATGAAAATATATTAGCTTCATCTCCACCAGAGCTATTTTGGATATGATATTTTGTCATATCTAGGGTATTAAGTAGGATATTACGATAACCGAGTTCTACATTCCCTAAAACATCTACCCATTTATACTTTGTTGGATCTGTACTATCAGCTTGATCAAAATCGGTATATGTACCCATATATCGTTTAGTGCTCCCGCCATCCACAGTGAATCCAGTTCGGCCATCTGCAGAGTCTGCATAGGCAAAGTGGATGTATGGTGTCTTGCCATCGGCTCCTGGTTTGCCTGGTATGCCAGCTGCTCCATCATCCCCTCGCCATTTAGTCCAGCGATAAGAGGTAGGGTTTGAGCTATCTGCTTGGTTGAAATCCTGATACATACCAATGTATGGCTTGTTTTGGTTGGTTTGACTAAAACCACCGCCGCTAGCGTTATCAGCAAAAGCGATATGAGTGTACTGAGTCCTACCATCAGCTCCTTTCGGCCCAGGTATACCTTGATCTCCTTTCGGCCCTTGTAACCCTTGTATTCCTTGGTTACCTTGTGGCCCTCTGTCTCCTCTGTCACCCTTTTCACCTCTTGACCCGTCGTTGACATTGACAAGTGAAAGATAGTCTCTAGCAACCTCTTTGTTATTTAAATAAGCCATCACAGTTAACTTGACTGCATCAGTGATAAGTGATCCATTAGCTGTGTATGTATTACCAGTTGTGATAGCAGCATCGCCTAATTGCCATTTCCAGACAACCTCTGACAATTCCTTGCTACCTTTTAACAGTGCAGGAGTAATAATAGATGTTCCTGTGTTGTTTTTAAATGCGACACCATTGCTAGACGATAAGCGGATGCTATATGGTTTTGATTCATCTATAAGCTGTTCTAGCCTTGCCTGTAAGTTGCTAGATAAGCGATTTTCAAGTTCTTTGAAGTTAGCAAAGGTCGTCTTATTATTTTGAGGATTAGTAAAGCTTATAGTCTGTTCTGAGACCCTGGCTCTAATGTTGAGAGCTGGAGAAAATCCATTATCGTAAATCTGGATTGTATCTCCGATCTCGACATCCAAAAATCCATCAATTTCATAAGTGACAGCTGGATAAGCTGCTTTTTTCAAAGCTTTCAACCCTGCTGCTCTAATAACTTTCTGGTTATCAGATTCTACAGTCATATCCTTACGAATCCATTGATCATCGCTATTTTCTGGTGCAAATACCGACGGATACATCTGTTGAGAGATAGGTGCAAAGAGCGTCTCGCCCTCTTGATAGAATTCAAGAATACCTTTAGCGTTTCTCTCTTTGATTGGGTCAATCATTCCACCAATCGTTACTTCGTTACCCTCGCTATTCTTACCAACTGGCCGAACTGCATTAAAAATGCTTGTCTTATCGACCGTGCGTTTAATGGATTTGAGGTTCTTCTTGTATTCCAACCTAATATCTGTTCTGACCCTACCCACTCCTTGATGCTCTTCGCCATTTTCTTGATAGACGTTGACTTTAAAAGATTTGAGAGTGCTGTTTGGGTTTAACTCTGTATCAAACTCAATCTCTGCATTAAACTTGTTTGCAAGAGATAAGAGCCGCGCTAGTTTCGTATCTTGCCCAGTCCACTCTAACGTAAGCTTTCTATCCGCAATCTCATTGATGCCGATTGACAAGAGTGAGAAGTTAAGCAAGCCCAAATTATCGCAATACTGCTTAAAGGTCAGCGCTTCGCTAGCCTTGTAAGGATTTACATACTCATTTAAAAGCTCAAGGTTAAGATTCTCACAATAGCACTTGATGGTCTGCTCGTCTTCGGTAATCTTCATGATGTTGAAAACATATGTCTTGCGCTTATATTTAAAAGATACAAAAGCCTTATCATTTAAGGACTTATAAGCTTGTTTGCTAGATGTATCCGACTGTACTGTCCGCTTAAATACCGTAAACTCAAACGTAGAAGACCCTGTTTCTAATTGCCTGCGCCAAGTATCACCGTAGTAATTTAAGGTCTTCTGTTTGTTGTTATCGATAAAAGCTACCTTGTTTAAGTGTTGATCATGTATAGTTAGTAACATCAGATCCACCTTTCCTCAAATTCCACCTTGACACTTGGCTTCTCTCCTGCAAAACTAGAAAGATATAGCTCAATATTGCTTTTGCCAGGCGGAATAGATAGCCAATTTGACCCATCAACGACATCTACTACACTATCGATGCCGTTGACCTGTACAGAGTCATTCTCGCTGTTGATCACGACTGTGGAACCAGCCGAAAAGCGATTGGGAACCGCACGATTTCCCGAAACCATATCTTTTCGATACTCAATACCGTCAAGATACATATGAGTGGGCCATTCTCTATCCCCAAACGCACCTAGAGCTACGTGTACTTTCGCTGACTTCTTACCTGCAATTTCAGGCACTCGGAATTTTGGATAGCCTCCAAACCAAAACACACGGACGATGTCGTCCCTACGCTCCAAATCGACCCAGCCACGTTGCGGGTCAAATGGATTTGTCGCAGGGTTCTCTTCGCCCTCAAACTCCCATTGATAGACCAGTTTATATCCCCCACTACCATTGCTAGCTAAGAAGTTAAACTCACACTTAGCGCCTGTCTCACGTTTGATACTTTCAACGCCATACAAAAAGCGCCCCTGTTCGTCGGACACCATTACCTTGATGAAACCTAGCTGGTCGTACCGACCAAAGCGGAAGATTTGACGCCACCAGATATACTCGTTTAGTGATCCACGATTGCCAAATGAATCCGCAGGTATATCCCAAGTTAGAGAACCAGCATGATTGTTCGCACCACGGCCAACACCCGTTAAATGGATATGTGGGCGATCCCATACATTTACTATCCCTAACGTGCCGTCCAAAGATTGGCTGACATCGTTTAGGATTGCTTGATTCCTTCGTCCAGCAGCAAGCCCAGCTGTGATGTTATTATCACGATACTTAAGCAGCGATTCCGACCGTAGCCGTGGGTCTGTGACATAGCCCTCTTTATTCCCAAGTTCAAAAGCGGAAACAGAGTTAACCAATCCAATATAGCCATTAGTTGCCTTGTGGTCTAGCGTAATGATTGGATAAGCAGGAGTTGTACCCTTGTTTTCCACTTCAATCACTAATTTATTGTTTTCCATCTTTACCGTTTCAAATTTACGGTAAGCCGTTGAGTGCGCTACGCCGTCAGGTACGAGAAACTCGATAGAACCTTTTTGAAACCACTTAACAACATTTTTAATCGAAACACCACCACGAACAATCGCTAAATAATATTTGTCTGGCTCGTCTGTAAAGGTCAACTTTTTAGGTGTGTCAACATTTAATACACTAGCTAACTCATGCTTTGCAGTCTCAACATTTGTCCCTTGTAAGACGAAACCGACTCTAATAACCTTAGGTCCTACTTTGACTTCTTGGACATTGACGCCAATCATAGGAGCATCATCCGTTGTTATGCTTCTTTCGTTACCCACATCACGCTCTACATCTGTAATGTGAATTATTTTAGATAAATCAAATTGATTAAAAGTAACTGTATTCGTCATAAAATACCTCGCAGTCTATTATCAATTTTTAACTTGTCTTCATAGTAGGCCGACATTGGTTCTCCAATTTTAGCAACTAAAGTACCATCATCTAGCACCATGTATACAGGACGTTTTACAGCTTTATCAGCAATCTCAAGAGCCTTAGTAAGTTCTTGATTTGCTTGATCCCTAACAATCTCAATTTGACTTGTTTCTGCGCGTTCCATAATAGATTTGAGTTTAAACTGACTAGATAGAGAACCGTTGCCAAGCCCTAGCAACTCCTCAGCGCCAAACTTAAAGGCTGACATCTCTCTTTGTACATAAGCTAAGCTATCAGTCACATCAGATGCATTTTGCTCGATACCTACAGCGATACCTTGAGCAATATAGCGCCCGACATTGTCCCTAAACAGACGAGATGGAGAGTGGATCCTTGCTTTAGCTTGAGCCGCACGCTCAGCCTGTGCTACAAGAGCATTAGCTGCCGCTGTTACTGCTCCAAGGGCTGAGTACATCCCCTGAGCCAGTCCTTGCCCAATCATAGCACCAATACCAATCATTGCTCCAGCTCCTGCCATTGCCGTTGAGCGGATTGCGTTGACCATCGCTGACATTGCAGCAGAGGCCGAACCAATACCAGCACGGATGCCGTTAGTTACGCCATTAGCAACGCCACGCCCTGCCTGCTGACCTGCTTGAGCCATTTGGATTGCTGACATTCTTATGACCATCACGATTTGCATCATGCTACTAGTAACTGATACCACGGCTTGCATCATGCTAGAACGGATTACAGACTGTACTCTTGACATGCCCGACATAGCAGCAGATGCCACTTGAGACATCGCTGTCGTCATCACTGCCCCAAACATAGTAAGGCCTGATGTTGCCATCATAATACCAGAGTTAAAGAGTGTGAAACCGCTTGTCATTTGGGTAAACATTGGGACAGAGCTAGATAACGATGCCCCAAGAGAAGAAAAGCCTTGAGCGAACGAACGGATTCCAGTGGCTGATGCAGTGGCCGCAGGGCCTAATTGTTGCATGGCTGTTGCTACCAAAGGCAAGCCAGCGGTCAACCTAGTCACCATGCTTGCAGCCATCTGCATACCGCTCCCCATTTGTGTGAATATGGCGCCGACATTTCTGCTACTGATTTTGTACATGACTGTATCCAGTTTGGCCAAATCGGCGCGGAAGCCGTTTAAGTTACCAGTAGCAGACGCTGCGCCAAGCCCTAAGACAGCTCCAGATACAGCTGCGATACCTGCAGCCGCTTGTAGTCCGTTATCCCCAGCAAGTTTAACACCCTCACCAAAGAGTTTAAATCCTTCTCCAGCGTCCTTAATAGCCCCACCAATAGACTTGATGACCCCAGATACGCCGTCCAAGATGCTCTTAACTGCATCCCCGAATGAACGGATGACATCTGCCGCTCCCTCAAATACAGACTTGACGGAGTTACCAAACGCCTCAATGATTGGAGCTACAGGAGTGAGAGCACTCTGGATAGCAGAGCCAACACTAGTGAATAGATTAGATAGGCTGTCAATGATTGGAGCAATCTGGCCAACTACACTGGCGAACGCCTCGGCAATAGATGATACCGCTGAGCCAATAGCCGATGCCACCTGTGCCACTGCTGGCATTACTGGGACTAAAGCCTGTACAATCTGTACAATAGCGTTAGCGATAATCTGAGCAGTAGTTGTAAATACATTCCCTAATGTTTCAATGATAGGGGCTACAGCTTCCAGCACTGGTGGCAGGTTCGTCATGATGATCTGAGTTACTTGGACTATTGTGTTTCCGATAGTTTCTACAATTGGAGCAAACGCCGTAACAATTTGGGCGATACCAGACGCTATAGATTGAACAGCGGTGCCTACAGCCTGAATAATAGAGCTGAATGCTGTACCAAATGCATTGACTAAGATTGCTAATTGTGGTGCTACTAAGCCGACTGCTACCACAACAGTCCCGATAGCCTCCCCAATAGCATGAATGACAGGCACGAAAGCCTGAACGGCTGGGGCAATAGTAACGATCGCCTTGGCGAATGCGCCGATGATTGAGCTTGCGATAGTAGCGAACGCTTGGCCTACCGACTCAATCACGCTACCGATACCTTGCAAGATTTTAGCAATTCCAGCGCCTTGCATACCAGCCAGCGCCATTGCTGCACCTACAGCTAAGATAGCGACAGAGAGCGCAAGGATAGTAGCAGGATTAACCATAGATAACCCTTGCCCAATGCCCCTAAATGCGGCACCTATTCCTTGTCCAATACCTCTAGCAGCGGCAGCCACACTCTGACCCAGACTACGAATGACATTCACGATGCCATTGCTTGCGCTTCTAACAACAGATTGCACTCCGCTGATCCCAGTAGTAGCATTTTTCTGGAACATCCCAAAAGGATTGAACGATTTCAGGAAGTTAAAGGCCTTGAAACCAGCAATCAGACCTACTAGCCCGCCAGCGATTGCTTGAATGACTCCAGTCGGCAATGATTTTACGAAGTTAGCA